GTGCAGGCTGATCTCTTCCTTCGGCACAAAGGTGCTTTGCACCCTGATACCTGTCGCCAGGACCGACTCGCCCGGGTGGTTGTCGCGGATCCAGTAGCCCTGTAGCCGGCCGCTGCTGTCGAACTGCTGGCCAAAAAGGATGTCAATCCCGTTGTCCTTGTTGAAGTCGAGCCAGTCGGGCTCCATCATTTGCACCTGGAGCGGTGCAATCCCGTAGCGCTCGAACAGTTCAGGATTCACCCGCTTGCGCACCAACACAGCACCGCGCACGGCGGTGGTCCTGGCGCCCACGGCCTGGTTCCCATACCAATCGTGGATCCCGTAGAAGTCACTCTCGGGCGTGTCGGCCCAGCGTTTCCACGACTGGTTGTAGCGGCGGGTCGCACCCTGCGGGGTGGACATGATCCCATCGCCGATCCAGTTGTTGACGATCACCCCGATGGCCCTGGAAGCGTAGGCGTCGTTGTCGGCTAGATCCTGGTGCCGCTTGACCAGCCAGTACCAGGCCTGCCGCAGATCGCTGTTTGGGCCGCTGTTGCTGGCCCACCAGCCTGAGGTTCGCCGCGTCTCCTTTGCTGCCTCAAACTCGCCCAGCACGCGCCGGGCGCTCTCCATGTCCCGGCCCTTTTTGCGCTTTCCCATTAGGTGGGCCTCGTCATCCCGTAGTAGGTGCGGCGCACGCGCACGGTCGTGGTTGGCTCCAGCTCGGCGGCCATGTTCTGCTCAATCCGGCGCATCTCGTCGAGGCTGCGATAGGTGAGCTGCCGACCATCGCTGAAGCGCACCGACAGGACGCCTTCAGCAATGGCGCTGCGAAGATCCGCCAGCTGGGTGGAGGTGTAGGCCATAGGTTCAGGCTAACGAGCCAGCCAGCCGCGGCGGTTGGGCTTTCCGGTGGTTGCATCGCCGTCAAGCCAGCCGGCCCGGCGCTGTTCGTCAGGCTGGGCAGGCTGAGCCTGGGAGGGCGCGGCGGAGTTGCCCAGCTGCGCTTCCAGCTGGTCCCACATCGTGGCGCGGTTGTAGCGGCGGGTGACCAGCTGCAGCGCGGCGTAGGCCATCCGGGTGCAGTCGCCGGCTTCGTCGCGGGAGCCGGGGGGCAGGTCCCACTTGTATTCTCTGCGCTCCTTGGTCTTGGGGATCCACTTCCACGGGAACAGCTCGCGCAGGAAGTCATCGGTTGAGGCGGTGCCGAAGTGCAGGTAGCTGGGGCCCGGCTGCTCCACCCTGAGCTGCTTTTTCAGCTGGTTGACGCTGTTGGCGTATCCCACCGTGTAGACCTTGGCTCCCTTGGCGACCGTCTGGTTCTTTCGGTTCACCTCCACCGGCTTGCCTTTCTGGATGATCGGCAGATCCTTGAGGCCCGATCCCTTCATGGCCACCCATCGATCGGTGCGGGTTCGGCAGTAATCGGCCACTGCCTTACTTGAAAGGCCGCCGTGGTCAATGCCGCCCAGGGCGATGCGCATTTTCCCGCCATCCTGCCGGGCCCACGTGGTCTGGATCAGTTGGTCCAACTGCTCCCACACCTCGGCTTGCTGAGGATCGCCATCGATCTCGAAGTGGGCAATGTGCCAACCCTCCTCGCCGCGGCCCCAGCCCCAGACCGTCAGCACCAGCCGCTCGCCTACGGTGCCGCCGCCGCCCTGCACGTCCACGCCCGCAGTGAGCACCAGCACGCCGGTAGGGATTGACCATGTTTCGCCATTCCATGGGTAGCCGTTGCCGAACCCCTCGTTTTTCCGGCGCTCAGCCAGCCCTTCCCCGGTGAGCTTGCTGGTGATGGAGTCTTCCCATGGCACCCCTAGGTCGGTGTTGTGGAAGGTCTGCATGGGGTCCGTGTTGCCCATCTTCATCTGCTCAAGGGCCGTGCGGTGACGGCTCACCAGCTCCGGCCACATGGCGGCCCGGTGGTAGCTCATGCCGGGCCCCACCTGCTGGGATCGCCAGACCGGCACGCCATTGCGCAGCACCTGCTTGCTGCGGTCCAGGCCCAGTGGACACGCCCAGCCGGCATCCTCGTCCATCTCCCGCAGGTGGCTGTAATCGATCGGCGTTTCGCAATTCTCGCAGCTGATCCGGCCCTCGTCCGGCCCTTCCTTGATGAATCGCTCCCACCTCAACTGCTGGTAGTGACGGCAGTGCGGGCAGGGGTAGTAGCGGTACTGCTGATCGCCTTTCTTAAAGGCCTGCTCCATGTAGTCGTTGGGATAGATCGGGGTGCCGCCGATCGTGAAAAACGGATCCCAGATGTTGCCGGCCCGCTGGAACAGGTTGCCGATCGTGTCGCCCTCTGGGCTGTCGTAGGTGGCTGGCTCCTCGAACAGGATCGGGCTTCGCTCCACCCGCCGGCCGGATCGCGGGGTGGCGGCGCTCACCAAGTGGATCAGGGCACCGTTCACCAGCTGCTTGAAGTTGTAGGCGTTCTTCGGCGCCCCCTTGACCTTCCTGTTGCTGAGCATCCCCTTCAGCCGTGGGATGCCATGGTTGTCATCAAACATCGAATCGATGTCTTCGTGGCTATAGGTGTCAACCTCAGAATCCGTAGGCTGCACCAGCATGATTTTGGACGGGCGCCAGTCGGTGAAGAACGCAATCACGGCCTTCACGTACTCAGACCACCCGACCCGCGACGGCTTCTGGCACACCATGCACTCCACCTCGGGGTCAGTGGGCGCCAGGAACCAATCCCGCTGGTATGGCCTGGTGTACCACCGCTGCCGCCCGTCCGTGGCGCTGGTGATGTAGTAGTGCTGATCCGAGTATTCCAGCATCGTCATCGGCGGGCGAGGCTTGACCTTCGCCGCCAGCCGCTGGGCCATCCTTCGCACGCTGCGGTCAATCATTCCGGTAGCTCCTCAAAGCCATGAGACGCCACCGCCTCGAACGCGTCAGCAATCATGCGCTCAATCTTCTCAAGCTCTCTATGCGTCAGGTGCGGGATGGCCGCTTTGATCTGCTTGTGCAGCGATCCCGCCTTTGTTGTCAACTGGAGCAGCACGGCGTTGTAGGCCATCTCCATGTCTTCGATATAGGCCAGCTGGCCGGCCTTTGCCTTTCTATCCATCTCGGCGATCAGCCGTTTCTCTCTTTCGTGAAGGGCTCGCTCGTCATTGAAGTTCGGCACCTCGCCGGGCAGCGGTAGCTCAACCGGCTCAACCGGCTCAACCGGCTGGCGTCGCGGGGGCAGTGGCTTAGCCGCCGGAGCGATGGGTGCATCCCGCTTCGCGGTCGGCTGCTGCGCTTCGCTCTGGTTCTGCCCCACCCGAGCCAGGTACTCGCTCACCAGCAGGTCGCCATCCACCCGCAGCGGCTTGGACTGCAGGATGCACGGGCTGCCCTGAAGCGCCCCACGCTCGCAGAGCTTCTCCAGGTTCTGGCGGGTGCAGCGGCGTCCGGCCTGGGCCTCGATCAGCTCGGCGCCCTTGGTGCTGTTCAGCTGGTTCGGCATTGCAACCAGCCTAGAGAGCGGTTGCAGCTTGGTTGCACTCGCTAGCCTGAGCCTGTCAGGCCAGGGCAAGTGCCAGCTGCTGGCCCTCGGGTTGGCGGATCACCCGGCGGATCCGGCGAAGGCGAAGCTCGCTGAAGAACGGCTGGGAGCCATACCAGGTCTCCATGTCGTTGAGTCGCTTGCTGGCGTTGCACGGCCAGCAGGCCGGCACGATGTTCCCGATGTCATGCGCGCCGCCTTTGCTGATCGGCTCCACGTGCTCGATTTGCATGTCGCCGCCGGTACCGCAGTAGGCACAGCAGTTGCCGAACTCGTTGAACCGTTGGCGCAGCGCCGCCACCGGGATCTGCACGGGAGTCTGGCCACGGTTCTGGGCCTTGCGGCGCTTGGACTTCTCCCGGTGGTAGAGCCGCAGGTCGGGCTTGATCTGGTATTCCAGCCACCAGCTCACCCGGGCCCATTGGCGATCGTGGGCGGCGCGATCACTTGGATACTCGCGCCAGTGGCGGAGCTGCTCATTCATCACTAGGCGGGCGACGCTGGGGGATCGGCCGGCGGTGCGGATGGCGCGCTGGAGCTTCGTTGCGGGGGTGCCGTTGATCCGCTGGGTTCCACGGGTTGTCAGGCCTTGCGCTTTTAGCTTTTCGTGCTGCTTGCGGCGATCTTCCTTTCTTTTCCCCGAGGCAATACGCTCGCGGACATGGAACTTTTCGCATTCAACACAGCCGCCTCCTTTGCACGTTCTTCTAAGGCTTTGCCCGGTACTTCTCCAGTCGTGCTCACGCTTGCACAGAGCTCCGAGGCGAAAGCGGTCGCCATCAAATGCGTAGCCTGGTTCCATCGGCCTGTTCCTGCAGGTTGGTCACGGGCCGGGAGTCTCACCTCGTCGGCCCACAATCAGGCTAGGAATCCTGAGCCGCAACCTTGCTCCGCGATGGTACCAACAGCGAGCGCGGGCGCGAGTCGACC